GAGGGCGTCGCGAAGGAGAACGCGTGGAGTCAGAAGGACGCGGCTTAAAAAGGAGAACAACGATGGCATACGAACAACCGCCCGTAGGCTCGATCCTACCCGCGAAAAAGAATACGAGCGTGGAGAACCCCGGCCCCGTGCATAGCCCATACGGGAACACGGAATGGCTGCAAGCGCAGGCGCAAAACACCGCCCACGAAAACAATCTCGATCTGATCGAGGAATGGCATAACGCGCAGAAGGACTCACCCGAATATGCGGCGAAGCTCGGCGCGGGCTATTCGTGGGCAGTGCTCGTCGCCGAAGCCGAAGCGGGCGGGCTTGATTTTCAGCAGACGCGGCAGGGACCGCCCGTCTCGTCACTGGCAACGTAATGATTTTCGAGGACGTCCTGCGCGATCTGATCGTGAGCTTCAACCTCGTGGACAAGCGTGTCTTCCTGTCGCGCGCGCCGCAGGTTCCCGCGTCGCAGGCAGTCGCGCCGTACCTCGTGTTTTTCCCCGTGGGCGCGCAGCCCATGCACGCGCATTCGGGACCGCTCGATCTCGTGCAGACGGAGTATCAGTTTTCGTTTTTCGATTCCTCGCAATCGCGCGCGCTCGCTCTGCGGTATGCGCTGCGCGCGCGCCTCGACGGGCTGCGCGGGGAGTATGAGGGCGTGAGCTTCGGGGGCGTGTTCTATCGCGCCGACACGATGGCTTACGAGGACGACACACGGCTCTATCAGGCGATCTCGTCCTACCTGGTTCAGTACAGAGTGACGGGCACACTCCCGGCTTTGGCGACGCGGCAGCAAACCAAACGGCAGTATCAACGGCACCAATTTACGGAGTAAAAACGAATGACGCCTACTATCCCTCCCTCCCTAACGCCCACGGACGCGACCGTTGCGACCACGGGCATAGCCTCTTTCGGCACTGAGATTCAGGTACTCTCTTCCGCGTCGCCCGAAGAGTTCACCACCATCGCAGGCGTGGGCGACATCGACGGACCCAACACGAACGTTGCGGAAGTCGAGACGACATCGCATAGCACGGGGAAGCCGCACCGGACTTTCATCCCGACGCTGATCGACGACGGCAGTCTGTCGTTCCCGTGTTTCTTCAACCCGAGCGACCCCACGCACTCGCTGTACTCGCCGTTCGGTCTGGAGAACCTTTTCCAGAATCGCGCGGTCACGAAGTTCCGACTCGTCGACGTCGACGCGGGGCACCGCACGCGGACGTTCCGGGGGTTCGTAAAAGAACTCAACGAGACGGCACCCGTGGCGGGCGTGTACACGCGGCAGACCTCGATCCGCATCACCGAAGCGCCCCAGGACATCCAAGCCGTCGTCACCATCACGCCCGCGAGCTTGCCGACTGCGCCCAATACCTCGAACGGCGGATCTGTCGCCGTGACCTCATCCGACACGATGCCGTGGACTGCGCATTCTGATTCGGCGTGGCTGTCGGTGACGTCGCCGACCGCGCTCGTGACGGGCGATGGCTCGGTGGTCTCCGCGATGACTGCGCAACTCGCCGCAGCGCCCGCGCGCACGGGGAATATTTTCATCGGCGACAAGACCTTCACCGTAACCCAATTGGCGGGAGCGTAAGGGCCATATGCACGAACCCGGCATGCCCGTCATGATCACGATTGACGGGCAGGAATACCCGATCCGTTTTTCTCTGCGCACGCTGAAGACGTTGCAGAAGGATCACGGCATCTCACTCATGCGGGGCGGGGCGGCTGATTTGATCGACCCCGAGAAACTCGCCATCGTGCTGTATCACGGACTGCACGAAGCGAATCCGCAGATCACGGAGGATTGGGTCTTGGATCACGTCGACACGGCGTCGCTCCTGGGCATGATCCCGCACCTCGGCGCAGCGATCAGCGGGCGCAGGAGCAGCGACTTCCCAAACGTGCAGACGCCCGGGGGGAGTGGAACTGGCTTGACGCCTGGGCAATCGGACGATACGACCTCCATCTTAGTGAACGGTCGTTCTGGCGTTTGACGCTCGAAGAGTTCCGCGCACTCGTCGACCGGATGGCAGCGGCGCAGGAGTTTACCGAATACTGCGCCGCTCTGGTTGCGAGCGCGACTTACAACGTCAACCGCAAAAAAGAAACCAAGTTCATAACTCCCGACGTGCTTATGGTCCGCAGTCAACATCGGCGGCGCATCGCACCCGCAACGCACGAGCCGCCGCGCTATGCGCGCCCGGGCGAGCGCCCGCCATCGAAGAGGCCGGGGCAGAGCGCCATCGACCGCTTCGACGCATACACGCAGCGAACAGGAGGAAGACACCGTGGCTGATCTAGGCGACCTCGTCGCGCGTCTGCTGCTCGACTCCGCTGGGTGGACGGCGGGCATGAAAAAGGTTGAGGAAGAAACCAAGAGCGGCGCGAATGGCGTCGAAGCCGCGCTGTCCGGTATCGGCGCGGGCATCGGCGCGATGACGGGCGCGCTCGCCGCTATCGGGTTGAGCGAGAAGGTTCTCGAATTCGGGCAGGCGGCGCTCGCAGCGTCCAACGAGTTCAAGAAATTTAGCAGCGCCATCGTCAACATGCGCGGCGACTCGAAGGAGGTCGAGGACTTCCTGACCCGCGTCGACGAGATCGCGGACAAGTCGCCGTTTGAATTCCCCGAACTCGCGCAGAGCGCGCAGCGTATGGTGCAACTGGGCGGCGGATTAGAGGACGTCACGACGACGTTGCAGTCCGTTGTTGACATGGGAACCGCGCTGAAACTAAGCGCGGAGCAGGTCAACTCGATCATGAATGCGATGGGGAATTTGCAGGCAGGCATGGACCCCATGCGCACCATGAATCAACTGGTAAAGCAGGGCGTGCCCGCGTGGCAGATGCTCGCCGAGCAGACCGGGAAGAGCATCGGCGAGGTGAAGCAGGCGGTTAAAGACGGCGCGATCTCGAACAAGGAGATCCTCGACGGGCTGACCGCTGGCATGGGCAAGTATCACGAAGCCGCCGAGAAATGGAGCACGGGCTTTAAAGGGTCCATGAAGGGGCTGCACGAAGCCATCGAGCAGTCGATGCGCGGGGTCGGCGACTCTATCGGCAACGCGCTGAATACTGTCGCAGCGCCCGCGCTGCGCGCCATTACGACGCTCGTCGAGAAGGCGGGCGAGATGTGGAAGAACCTTTCCGGTCCCGTGCAGGCTGCCGTCATCGTGTTCGGTTCGCTCGTCGCTGCCATCGCCCCTATCGCCGCGCTATGGGGTCCGATCTCTGCGGGGCCGGGCGCAGTGGCGGGCGCGCTCGTGGGTCCGCTAATTCCCATCGCCGCGCTGATCGCGGCATTTGTCGCGTTCGGGCTGTGGGTGAGCGAACACTGGGAGGGCATCGTCGACGTGCTCACGCACGCCTGGGACAGCATCTCGGAGATATGGGGCGTGACGTGGAACGACATCCTCAACTTCCTGCGTCTCCTGTGGGACTCGATCAAGGTAATTGCCACTACGATATTCAACGCGATCAGCGGCTTTATCGGCGGGGCGTTCGATCTCGTCGTGGGCATCTGGACGGGCATCTGGAACACCATCAAGACCGTTGTAACCACGGTGTGGGGCGGCATCTTCAATATCGCCAAAGCGATCTTCGGGGAGATGGGCGACTTCCTCGGTGGCATCTTCCAACCCGTGATCGACGCGTGGAACAAGGTCGCGGGGATCTTCGGGCCGATCATGAAAAAGCTCGGCGCGACGGGCGCGGTACTGTCCGACGCGTTCAAGGCGATCACGGAAGAAATGGGTAAGGCCGTGCCTGCTGCGGAGAAGACCGCGAAGGGCACGAAGGGTGTCGGCGATGCGATGGACGACACGTCGAAGGCAGCGAAGGAGCAGACCGACTCATACAAGGGGTTGAGCGGGGGCGCGCAGCAACTGTGGGCAATGTACAACCAGCTAACGGGCGCGCAGAAAAAGCTCGCGGAAGACATCGCCAAACAGACGCTCGCGAACGAGGCGCTGGCGAAGAGCGGGAAGACCGTATTTGACGTGCTCGACGCCATCCCCGAGCCGACGCTGCACGTCTCGAAGGCGGTCGAGAAACTGACCGAGGACATCGGGAAAGCGGTCGCACTACTGAAGGACGCAGCGCCCACGGTCGAGCGCGCAGAGGCGGCGCTCGCGGCGCTGGGGGTCACGTCGACGCGCGCCTCGGAAGCGGCACTCGCGCAGGCGCGCGAGCAGCAGGCAACGGTCGACGCGGCGGGCAACATGATGTCCGCATACGACAAGCTCGCGGCGAGCGCGGCGGTACTGAAAAAGCAGATCGAGGCGCTGTCGAAAGCGGGCGGCGATAACCCAAGGAACTCGACGCGCTGGAAGCGCAACTCGCCGACACGACCGCGCAGATGGAGCGCATGGGGATGACGACATCCGAAGCGTTCCACTCAATGGGAATGAAGACGAAGCAGGAGCTTGACACGATGGCAGGCAACGCGCGCGCTGCCTACGAGATCATCGCGGAGTCGGCGGGGGAGAACTCGAACGCAGCGAAAAAGGCGTGGCTCGAATACCTGCAAATCCTGCGCGACCAGCACGAGCAATTCGGCACCGAGTGGACAGCGGAGGACGAAAAACAGTACCGCAGAATGGGGCGCGATCTCGACGAGGCGCATAAGACCCAGGAGAACAAATGGGAGCAGTTTTTTAAGGACGTCGGGAAGACCGCGCAGCAGTTTAAAAACGACGTGCTGGACCTGCTCGTGTTCGGCAAGGGTAGCAGCGCGGAGCACAACCGCGAACTCGATCAGCAGGCAGCGGACCTGACCCAGTCGCTCGCCGAGCGCACCGCAGAGTGGACCTCGTATCAGGCGGGCATCGCGAAGCAGCAGGCAGACGCCACGGCCGAGTACCATGCCGCGCTCGAAGATAACGCCCGCGATCTCGCGCAGTCGCTCGCCGAAGCCGCAGCCGATTACGACGACTACGCGCGGGGCGTGCAGCAGAACATCGACGACATCATCGCCAAGCACGCCGAAGCCGCAGCCGCGCAGGTCGAGGACGCGCAGGACGCGCTCGCCAAACAGCGCGACGCCTACGAGGAATACGCGCGCGACACGGCAGAGAAAATCGACGACATCCACGCG